ATTTGATTTCCAACTGCTACGGAAGCGGCAAAGGATTTGTCATGAGCATTGCGAAGGCCGAGAACGATTTTGCGATCTCTCCCTTTGGCACCTGTCCCCTTTAGGGCAAAGCCTCCGAAGTAGCGAAGGCCACCACGAGCAAGAGCGTGTTCCTCTTCGGTAATTTTAAGACCTGCTCTCCAAAGTGCTTGGCGAGTCATATTTACCAACTTATGATGAGGAATGGGCGTGTGAGTCTCTGTCCCTTTTGGAGTCGGGGATTTTACAAGAGCTTCTGAATCAATTTTGTTTTTTGCGTAGATAAGCATAATAGTAGTTAGGTTGAAAACGAGAGACCATCTCTCGACAAGCGAATTATGACAGAAAACAGATTGTGTGCAATACCTTTTTTAATGTTTTTTAATGTTTCTTTGTAGCTCAGGATATTTCTTGACAAATAACAAAAACCTCCCACGACAACCACAAATAAGCCAAATAATACTTGACAGCCCCCACCACCCCAGAGACGAAGTCACAAAAAAACCTCGTAAGTCACTGATACTCAATGAGTTACGAGGCGGGGCCGGGGCGTGGCCCGTAACTCGCTGATACACAACGAGTTACGAGGATTTTGGTCTTGCCAAAAAGTAATACCCAGCATCCCCGTCGGCTGCGGCTTCCCAGTTGGAATGCTCAACTTCGGCCACCCACTCTTGAGCGCTGGCATAGGCTGTTCGCCAAACCCCCATAGCCAACTCCCCGTCTTCAAACATTTCTGGGATCACCCACCCCCGATAAGACCTTGGGCAAGTCATGCTCTCCTGCCCTTTGAGTCCTGCCTGATAAGCGAAGTCATATAACTGATGTACATTTAGTAGTGTTGCCATGAGGGGATAGTAGCCGAAGAATTAGTTTTTAGCAATAACTATTTTAAAAAAGGCACAAAAAAAGCCCCCTTTCGGGGGCCTTGAAATGACGAGAAGAGGCTAGACCATCTCCCCCGCCGAACCCTGCGAGTAGAAAAAATCCTCATCGCACTCACGGCAATCCCAGTTGCGGTTGCGACGACCCCCACCCGTAGCGTCATCCCACGCCTCCGATTTTGATTTTCCATATCCGAGGTACAAGTCCCCGAAATTGATGGAAGACTGGGCGACGATGACGTAGTATTTAGTAGTGTTGGACATGGGAGAATAGTAGTCGCACAATTAGTTTTTAGCAATAACTATTTTGATTTATTTTTTTATTTATTTCCTAACAAAAGGCTTGACATAAGGAGTTTGCACAGTAGGGAGAAAAGCCTCGTAAGTCACTACTAATCAGTTAGTTACAGGGCGGGGGCGGGGCGCGGCCCGTAACTCGTTGATACTCAGTGACTTAGAGCGTTTTTTGAAGTCTTCTGGCAATGGGTCGCGAGTGCTGGCCTCTGCGAGTATCGCCAAGCGCTGCATGGCGCGGTCATATTCTTCGCGCTCTGCGGCTGTCAAGTTTATTTTTTGATTTGGCATCTTTTTTTTACATGTGAGAACCCGCCCCCCACCACAGGGGACGGGCAATACACACAACACACAATTACAAAAAGAATCTGAACATGGCTACCCAACGGCTTCTGACATTTGAGATCCCAGCGACTTGGAGGGTGCGAAACTTGCGTTCCCCTCCGTCATCGAGGTCACGGGTAGCAGCTACAAGGTAGCGCTTATTCATAGCGGAGAACGCATCTGTCTCTATGCTTTCTACTAGGAAGTTTCTGATTCCACTCACCTTGACGGTGGAGGCTCCAGAGTTTACATAAGTCACAATGCTATTCGTGAGAAGCTGCTCCAACTCAGAAGGGGGCATCTTGTAGAAGTTGCGGAGCTTCTGCTTGTCAGACAGGTTATCCCAGAAGATAACGAAAGCGGAGATCAGAGCAATGATGCCGATAATGGCAAAGGCTACTGGTGTGAGGTTTGAGGAGAGGACTTGTTGGATGGTGTCTAGTGTTGTTTGCATAACGGGATTTTAGTTGAATAGGTAGTTGAGGTCAATGCTTTTTTGAAAATCTTTTTCGAGATCTTCGGAGTGGTCGATCATCTCCAAGTTGCCAGCGATGACAAGCGTGAAGATGACCCCTGCGATGGTGAGGATTGTGTTCATATTACTTTGCTAATTTGATGATTTCCTTGGCGATCTTGTTGCTACCAACAAACATAGAGCGAGTCTCTTTAACTGGTATGAACTGCATATCCACATGAAAGCGGTAAGAGAGAAGCTTGCGAGCTTGCTTCTTGAGATCTGTCTGGTAGTCCTTTTGGAGCTGTTGTTGCTTTGTCATGTGAGAATTTTAGTTGAATTGTGGGTTGGGTGCAAGCACTAATCGCATCTTTTTTAATTTATTTTTCGACGACTGGGCTGGGCTGGAAACGACGCATACCGACGCGATCAATACATCTGAAGCGGAGAGTCTTGAAAACTTGCTTGTTACCAGTCTCGCTATTGTGGCTCTTGTCCACGACCTTGCACACTGCGAACCCGTCACCAATGCGGTCAATGCTTTTGAGGATATACATACGAGCATTTCCATTATTAGAAGTATAGTAAACAAACTGTTTCCCTGTCAGGCTAGTGATGTTGTCTTGGTTGATCATGGGGATATTTTACTCTAATCGGCAGAGAATTAAAAGCTTTTTCTGCATATATTTAATCTTTTTTTTTATTTAAAAAGGCTTGACATAGGCGAGCTATAGAGTAGGGAGAAAAGCCTCGTAAGTCGTTGATACTCAATGAGTTAGGGGTCGGGGCGGGGCGCTCCGCGCTAAGTCGTTGTCGCTCAGTGAGTTAGAGCGTTTTTTATTTAAATGTTTTTATTTACTTTTTTTACCCTAAAAGGCTTGACACTCTCACCGTTCTGATTTAAAATGGTGGCATATTTCTGCGAGGGCTATGCCAGACCCACGATCACTCCTTATTTAACGTCTTACGGATCGCTTAACCGTGTTTATACTCACTTGACGAAAGTTTATTGATCTAGGTTTTTGGCTTTTCTTCTTGGTCATAAAGATTGTCTATGTCTCCCAAGTATCCATCACACGCATGGTCTTCATCTTTGGGGCAATCCCCATTACAATATAAACATTTAATTTGTTTAAAGGTTCCTGATAAGTCTATTTTATCTTCGTTCATATTATTTTTATTTACTTGCCGTAGATCCAGCGAAGCTCATCACTCCACTCCTTGACCATCTCAGCCTCATGACCCTTTGGGTTCTTGCAAGCTTCACCGATCCACTTTCTGATCATGCGCTGAAGCTTTTTCATCCTGCGCCATTCCATCCAATGCACACCAATGGCGAAAGGGTAAGTGAGAATGAGAAGGGCTTTGCCCTTGGTGTCTTGGTCTTTGAAGTTGTGTAGGTTCATAGTGTTAGTGTGTTAGTTTACCCTTGGTTAATTTTAATGATTTGCCTAAGTACCTTTACAGTCTCCTCGTGATTTATAGCGGTGAATTTCCACTGGTCCCAATCCTTGTTGTTAACTCTAGTGTGCAAGTAGTTTGTGCCTGATGGGTAAACAGTAAGGATCATATTATCAGTGCGGTACTCTTGGCTTTGTGGTGTTGTTGTCTTAGTCATGGGAGTATTCTAGTATAGAGTTGGGGTTAGTGTAAAGATTTATTTTGATTTTTTATAGACTGCTTTGCCAGCCTCTGCACTAGCTTTCCAGTCGATAGGGTTGGCTTTGCGCTCTTCTTCACGCTCCATTGCAACCTTCCAAAGTGACTCGCGAGCATCTAAAACTCTTTCGTGGTAAGTGCGTCCTGTGTTGTTTGCTTTCATGTGAGTAGTATACATTAAAAAGTGGTTTTAAAAAAGCTTTTTCTGCTATTATTTTAATTTATTTACTTACCCAACCGAACTTAAAAAAGTCAAAGTGACCATTGTCATCTCCATACTTCAGATATTCCTTGGCGATCTCTGAACCATACTTGTCTTCGATGTCTTTATACATACTACCAGCAAAAACCTCATCCATGATCTGAAAGAATAAACTCTTGTTCATGCCTCCACCATCTTCGTTGGCGTAGTTAAAAGGCATTGCCTCCTCGCTAAAGGGTGAGTTGAGTGGGCGGGGGCGGAGATGGAAAACGGAGTTAGATGTAGTTGGTTTCTTCATGGGTAGATTTTACTATAGTATCGACTAAACTAAAAGCTTTTTTTACTATTATTTTTTAAATATATTTTAATTTAATACTTGACAAGTCACCCCCAGAGACCCCACCCCATTTCTGAAAAATTTAGTTAGCGTTTGCGTAGCAAAATCGCGGGGGGAGTCCGACTTCAATTTCTCAATGACCAAACCCCCACCCATTATTGGACCAGTCGCTGACGTTTTTTATATTGATATTAGCTGTTTAAAAAAAAATACACCCCCCTATAATTATAACGGGGTGCAAAATTAGTGTAATAACAACAAATGAGTCTACCATACAGTGAATTTCCAGTTTACATAGGTCAAGTCGGAGGAACGACTCCGCCGAATGAAGCTAACGGTTATGTTCCAGCTACGCAATTGAACGTGAGTTACAGTACTTCTGCTAGTGCTAGACGTAAATTGGGTAAGAGTGTTGATTCCTCTGATCAATTTACATTTAATAGTCCATTATCTGCGGATATCTCGGTTAGTTGTTTATTGCAATCGGGGATGCTTTCGGGGTTAGATTTTTTATTAGATGCTAACCAAGACAATTTTGTGACTATGAAGTTGGGTAGTGGTATATACAACAAGTGTTATGTTAAAGATGTGTCGTTGAGCATAAGTCCATTTGAGCCAGTGGTTTTGAGTGCTAATTTTGTTTCATTAGATCCTGCTGTGGGTGGGGGTATAACTGGGAACACTAATTTTGTGGGTATAGGGAGTTCAAGTACTACATTAGATACTGATGGTCTTGTTTATGGTCATACGTGTTCTATTAGTGATACCGATGATTTGTTGGGGCAGGTTCAATCACAAATAAATTTCAAGAGAGCATACACCCGCACCCCAATTTACGGTTTAGGTTCTGTGAATGCGTCTTCTATGTTGCTGGACGGGGTTGAAGAGGAGATGTCTGTATCGTCTACAGGTTTGAATAGCTTAATAAATTTTAGTGGTGAAAAATTAGCTAGCCAATTAAATGTTGATTTAAAAATACAGGGAGGTGTTGGTATAGGGACTTCTACCCCTATTACTGATTTAATCAAGTTCCCCGCTGGCGCGAGAGTATTGACTGAAGCGTATTCTGCTCAAGGAGGAGGGGTTGTTCAGACAACCGCCACAATTAAACAGATAAAACTGTAAATTCAGTGTAATGTATATTACATATGGGAGTTAAGAAACTGTCTAATATTCAGTTGGAACCTCACAACTTTTTTTCAATAAAGTTTAAAGAGAGGAAATTTAAATTTACCGCAAATCAACGCAAATTTCTAGATACACTGCTAGATCCAGAGGTAAAAATAATGTTTGTAGCTGGACCAGCTGGTTCAAGTAAGACTTATATGTCTTTATATGGTTGTCTTAGATTAATGTCTGAAGATAGCGACAAAGATCTATTATACATTAGAAGTATTGTAGAAAGTGCTGATAAAGGTCTAGGTAGCCTCCCTGGAGATATGTCTGAGAAATTCAACCCTTTTACGTTACCTCTCTATGATAAACTAGAAGAAATCATACATGAAGGCGACACAGCCTTCTTGAAACAGAAGGAGCGTGTAAATGCTATACCTATAAACTTTTTAAGGGGTGCTAACTGGGAAAACAAGTTAATTGTAGCTGACGAAGCGCAAAACTTTACATTTAAAGAGTTAACCACTTTGATTACTCGTATTGGTGAAAATACTAAGTTAATTATCTGCGGAGACTTTATGCAAAGTGATATTGATGGTAAGACAGGCTTTAAAAACATGGTTGATATATTTTCAGACGAAGATTCTAAAGCTAATGGTATTGATACCTTTCAATTTACCAATAAAGATATTGTTAGAAGCAAAATTTTAAAATTCATCATTTCTAAGTTAGAAAATTGGAAGAAAGTGTAATAATAATATATAAACAGGAAAATGCGTCAACGCGGAAGCGGCGAACAGCTTATAAACAAAAGGATGCATCAAAACTTGTTTTTTTTGAAAATTAATTCATAAACAGTAAAATATATAGTATGGCTCACATATTTTGTCAAAGTTGCGGAACTAAAATTTCTTACGCTAACGCAAAGCCCAACTTCTGCACGAAGTGCGGCCAGCCTTTGAATTCTAAAGCTTCTACTGTTTCAACGAATACTTCTGTTACAGAGACAGTAAAATCTTCAGTTATCTCGTCTGACGAGACAGATGCTGAATTTGTCCCTGAGATTACCGATTTTCAAGTAGATTTTGAAGTCTCGAATATTTCTAGTAGAACACTAGGGTCATTAATTGGTGAGCCAACTCCTAACCCTACGAGTAGGAGGCGCGAACCTAAATCTGTTAATGACTTTATTGATGAAAAGAAAAAAGGGAAGTAATTATACATATGAAGACTTCTCCGAAGTAATCGATTTAGCGATAAAGAAACAACAGTATAAATGGCGACTTAATGCCGTTAGATGGTTTGATTTCGAAGATGTAGAGCAAATCATAAAAGTCCACATTGCAAAGAAGTGGGACATGTGGGATCAAGAGCGACCTCTTGAACCGTGGATAGGTAGGATTATATCTAATCAAATAAGAAACCTAGTAAGAAATCATTACGGCAATTATGTAAATCCTTGCCCCAATTATCAAGAGCCAGATCATGACTCATCTACCTGCCCTATTTGTCAG